GGTGGCAACAATGTTGAGGTAGTCGAAGTATGAAACAACTTTACTCAGTAAACCACCAAGGCGCTGAAAAAATAGCGTCTTTGGTCAGCAAGTTAAGCGACGCGTACATCGACGCAATGCTTGAGCTGGAGGAGGCAATGGAGTCTGGCAACCAGACCACAATTTTAATCAACGGCCAAGAGTTGACGCTTGGCGCAGAAGATTTTGACGAAATTAAAATCGCATACTAGGAGTAAATAATGTCTATACAGAAAATTGCCATTGACAAAGCCATCACGCTGCTTGCCGCAAGTGGTGCTTTGTTTCATGTGAAACACGGGGATAAAGAGTGGGGTGAACCAGTAAATAAGGTGAATCTTAAGTTTGGTTCTAAGTACCCACGAGGCGCAATGACTTCGCATATTGCCCAAAACGCACAAAATGTAACAGTTGGTGATGTTGTTTGCATACCGTATGCCGAATTTGATGCAAAAACACTCTCTAACGCAACGACTGGTTATTTGAGCAACCGTTGGGGAAATGGCTCTTATATATCATCTCGCGCACCCCTTGGAATTGAAGTATTGAGGTTGAAATGAACAAAATAGCACAGGCTTTTGTAGCCGCCAAACGCGAGTTTGCACCAGCACTCAAAACCTCAACCAACCCGCACTTTAAATCACGCTATGCCGACCTAGCCGGCTGCCTGGAGGCTGTTAACGATGCTTTGCTAGACCAAGGCATTGCGCTCTACCAAGAAACGAGCGAAGACAGCACCGGCGTGACAGTTGAGACTGTTTTCTTGCACGAATCAGGCGAGACGTTTCGCGGAGGCAAACTTCACGTACCGGCTAGCAAGCAAGACCCGCAGGGTTACGGCTCGGCTCTTACATATGCACGCCGATATAGCGTAATGGCGGCTTGCGGCATAGCGGCAGAGGATGACGATGGTAATGCGGCAGCCAAGGCGAAAGCAGCAGCGGAGGCAAAGGCAGAGGCCGATGCAAAGTTGGCTCGCAAATCTGTAAATCAAATCAGCGAACAAGATTTAAATATAGCGCTCAATAGCGTTGCACACGCTCAAACGCTTGATGACCTGAAGAACGTTTACACCGAGGCAATCAAGTTTTGTGGCGCAGACGATGCGGCCAAGGCTCACGTTATTGCGTCAAAGAATCAACGCAAAGAGGAGTTGTCAGCATGAGCGAACAAGGCACAAAAGAATGGTTTGCGAACCGCATAGGCCAAGTTACCGCCAGCCGTGTAGCTGACCTCATGGCTAAAACCAAGTCGGGTTACTCAGCCAGCCGCGACAACTACATGGCGCAATTAGTGTGTGAGTTAGTTACCGGCCAGCGCGAGGAGTCTTACAGCAACGCTGCGATGGCATGGGGTAATGAGCAAGAACCTTTTGCACGCGCAGCATACGAGGCTAAGACAGACGTTTTGGTTGACGAAGTAGGTTTCATACTCCATCCGACAATTGCAGGCTGTGGAGCTTCACCTGATGGACTGGTGGGTGACAGTGGCTTGGTTGAGATTAAGTGCCCAAACACTAACACGGCATTGGATGCTTGGTTGAAGTGGGCAGACGACAAGAATCCGGTAGCTAGCAAGTACAACACCCAAATGCAAATGCAGATGGCGTGTACTAGCCGCAAGTGGTGTGACTACGTTATTTACGACCCGAGGATGCCTGAAAAAGCTCAGTTGTTGGTTGTGCGCGTAGGCCGTGACGATGCTTTTATTGCAGAAATGGAATTGGAAATAACACGGTTTATTGAGGAGTTAAACAAAAAAGTTGTCAAGCTCAAAGCGGCAATGGAGGCGTTATGACTGCAATTTATCAAATCCAAAAATATTTAATGTCTGGCAAGTCAATAACATCGTTGCAGGCTTTAAATAAATACGGCTGTTTTAGACTGGCTGCTGCGATTCATAAGTTACGCAAAAATGGAATGTCAATAAAGACAGAATACGTCACACAAAACGGCAAAACGTTTGCAAAATATTTTTTAACCACCAAGGAATAATCAAATGGCATATGAACAACGCGACAACTCAGGCTCATTATTTAAGAATGAACGCAAAGAGAAAGAGAGCCACCCAGACTACAAAGGCACTTGCATGGTGGGTGGTGTTGAGATGTGGATGAGCGCATGGCTAAAGACTGGCGCAAACGGCACGAAGTTTATGTCGTTCAGCTTCCAGCCCAAAGAACAACAGCAAGCGCCAGCACGTCAAACACTACCGCGTCAAACGCCACAAGCAGAGCCAATGCTTGATGATGATTTGCCGTTTTAAGGGTAGACATGTGGCCTTACATATTTGCCGCCTGGATAATATCCGCGTGGCTCACGCATATCATCACCTGCCTTCTGGATGGCTCGTGGGGCTTTTTAATAGCAGGTGCGCTGTTGTTCCCAATCGCCTGGGTACACGGCACGTTAATCTGGTTTCAATAGGAGTAAATAATGGAAAAAGAACTTAAAGAGTACGTCAGCTTGCGCGTACCAAAACCACTGCACACCAAGCTGGTTTCCCTGGCAAAGCAAAATGAGCGCTCGTTGACTGCTCAAATCGTGTTTTTGCTCAAAAAATCAACAGGGTAAACACCTAGAAAAATAACTTAATAAACCTCCTGTTTGGCTTGTATTTGTGTGTAGAATAAACACATACCAACCAAACAGGAGAAAGCAAAATGGCAAACATTATCACAACACTTACAGAGCGCATTGAAGACTACCGCAAAGAAAACAAGCAGCCTTGCAAAAACTACGGCTCACAAGCTGCCGCTGAAAAAGCCACGCTTCATATTGCCACCAAAGCAGCTACAAACTTTACAGTGCCCAATGAGGAAATTAAGCCAGCCAGCTACGTTGTGTTTTTTAATGAGGCGTGGGGACGCTGGGTTGGTGCTGTAGACATGAGCGAACTAATTCGACGCCCAACTAGCACCGGTGGATACCTTGGCGTGTGTACCGGATTTTTCACATACTAAACAAACGAGGCTTCGGCCTCACTAGGGGAAAAAAATGGATTTTGAAAGCCAAGATGAATACGAGGAATTCTTAGAAGCTCGTCAAGAGCGTGAAGACTGGGAAAGTGAGCAACATGACGTTGAGAAAGACAGAAATGAATAATTTACTAAAAACACTAGGTGTAGGCTCATGGTTTGAGCTGGGTGCAGTGGTCGCGATAGCCGTTACTATTGCGGGTTTGATTGTTTTGGAGTTGAGCAAATGAGTACCAATGGAAATGTAAACACGCACCGCTACACGGGCGACTTTAAATCCACGCTTGAGCCACGGGACTTTAGCTCAACTCCTGTTCGAGCGGGTAGCGAGGAAAACTTGGCGTTTCCATCTCGCGTTGGTAGGTGGTTGTTTTATCGCGATGGCCGAAAGGTGCTTGTAAAATGATTTACAACACAGGAAAAGTGCGGATTGGCCTGCACTACACGCAACCAGTACGACCTGCGGATATTGGCCGTGACATGATGCTCTTGCAGACAGCGTTATTGGCCAAACCAAAGACGCTGTGGCAACGCATTGCCCGCTGGCTGGAAATTGCTTTATGAACTGCCCAGAATGCAATGGATGGTGCGAGGTCAAAGAGACTCGACAGCGTGCAAATGGGTCGACATACCGGCGTTACGTGTGCGCCAACGGTCACCTCTTTTCAACAAAAGAACTGGTCGTTGCGGGTCGGTCAAAGAATCCCGTTGGAGTATTGAGTTTGCCCGTTAACCCGACGCGCAGTAAGAGTCTGGCACTTTAGGTCTGCCGCGTCATAAGAACAGTGAACCCACCCTGAATCCGGCTCGCCGTTATAAAACTCAAGTATCAGTTGGGTATAAGTTAGCGAGTCTCGGATGTATATAGCTAACTCGCGGTTATCCTTGCCAAGCACCTCAAAATCGGCTGCGTAGCCAAAACAGTGGTGCGAGGTAGTGCTGCCACCAATCGCTTTATTCACTTCTGGCGAACGGTAGCCGCTTGTAACAATGACTGCGCCGAACTTGTCGCGCAAGGGTTGCAGGATGTTGTCAGTTAACGCTTGCAGCTTTTCAATGACCAGCGCAGATGGGGTGTTAAATATGCCGTTGCGAGTTGCCGCCTCAGACTTAGTGAGTTCGTTCAGCGAGAAGTTTGCCGACAGCTTCATATAAAATCGTCTTTCTTTATTTCTATGCAGACAAGTTTAAAACTTGCAACATCCAGGTCTGTGGCCAGCTTATGTCTGACCGCGTAATTCGTCGCCTCGCACTGGCTGGCTGTCGCTGTTAAGCTGCCGTTAGCAAACCCGCAGTTCCCACCACTGAGACAAATAAAAACAACAGGTAGCCAGAACGACATGACGTACTCCTTTTATTTCTTTGCTTTCATGTCAATGATTTTTTCAAGCGTTCTGCCGCCAAAATAAAACGACATGATTAGCATCCCCCACTGGCCAAGCAATTCAATGTAGGCCGAATTTGCGTCAAGACCGAAGGCTGACATCATAGCGAACGTGAAATAGCCCACCAGGATAGCCAGGAGGGTCATAGGGCGTATATTCTTTGACAGCCAACTGTCACTACCCATATCGGCTTTCAGGCGCTCAGTGAGGTTTCCTTGCTCCGTCTTGTAGAGGTCGGTTTCATTAGCCATCTTTGCCAACTCACCGCTTTGCACAAGCGCTGCCAGTTCTAGCTGTGCCTTAGCCTTGGCTGTCGGGTCGGGAATGAGTTTGTCAATCAGCTTGCCGCCAATTTCAAGTAGTCCAGCTAGTGCAATCATTTTTTTGGTGGCTTTTTGTTTTTGGCTTTTCGCATATTGCGAACCGGTAGTTGTCTAGTCATTAGAATTGCCCTTTCGTGTAAATTGCCCAAATAAGCAACGCGACTACAAAAAATCCAGTTGCAACTGATATAACAATAATGACTCCGTTTATCCAGCCCCAAACCTTCTGCCTGCGTTTGTATATTGCCAAAGCCTTGTCGCGCACCTCTTGCTCACGCTCACGTTTTTTTAAAGACTGATATTGCAGAAAATCATCGTATAGTCCTGGTCGCCCTGAGTAGATAAGCATCTCTTTTAACTCAGCCTCAGCTTCACGCAAAGATTCCATCGCCCAAAAAGCATCTGAATCACTGCCCTTGCTTGATGCCTTTTTTGCAATCTCAGCCTTGAGGCCAAAATACTCACCAAGTTTTGATGCACATGCCGCTAATTCAGAACCATTTTTTAACGCTGTTTTTACCGCTGCAAAGCATGCATTAGCCGCAGCAAGCTCAAGTAACACGTTAGCTCATCTTTGATAATACGGTCAACAGTAGAACCATAATTGTTCCGGTTGCGGTAAGCAGGATGGTTTCCAACCTCTTGACGCGCCCAAACAAGTCTTTAAACTGGATACGCACCTCAGTCTTGATTGCAATGACTTCTTTTTCTAGAGCATCAATCCGGCTGTGCGCTGTGTCGACGGTGCGTTCCATGTTCTGCTCGCTAGTTAATTGTCAATTGTAGTAGCTTCATCTTGCTTTGACAATGAGGTTTTAAGCATTGACAGAAATGCATCTTTACCAACAATTAATTGGTCAATCTGAAACCTAGTAGATGATATTTTACGGTCTAAGTCAACGCAGTGGTTAAACATTGCCGCCTGTTCTTGGCTAAAATCTTCAGCGTTGTACTCTACTTCGTCAATCGTTACGATTTGTGATTGTTTGTTTGACATATCGTAGTTCCTTTAGTGCGCCACCGAGGTCGGGCGGTGGCTTCCCGTTAACTTACCAAGGCGTACCGGAGGCAGCCACAGGGTTCTTTTGAGCTTCAATCTGAGTTGCCACCGCTGCTTCAGTAGCTGCAACAGTTTCTTCACCCATCGCTGATTTAACCCAGCCGATTGCTTGATCTTCAGTGATGTCTTCGTAAGCTGTTGTTACAACACCTTCTAGCCCAATAGAGCCGTATGTGTTGCCACTAAACTCACCGTCAACGCCAGAGCAAGTCCAGTGTGCGGTAGTTACAAAGCCGTCAGATGTACGGCGCTCAAGTTGTGCAATATTCCATGTAGTCATTTTAGTTTCCTTTAGTTAAAGATTTGCAGCGTCAAGACGGGCGGTGAGGGAGGCGATAAGGGCTTGTTGTTCTTGGATGCACTTCATCAGCGCATACTGCAAGTCGGTCTGGTAGATCGACAGGCGCAGCTTGGGTTCTTCTTTGGTTCCCCAGTTGCTTTCCATGACCATCTCTGGCGCAACCGCTTGAACGTCCTGTGCGACCACACCTAGCGTTAAGCCGGGGTCTTCTTCCATGTTCTGGTCAATGTAGTTGAACGTCTGCACTGGGATGGCGCAGATGGTGTCAAGGTACGACTTGGCTGGCGCAAAGTTGGTCTTCTCGCGACGGTCAGACAAGTTGACATCGTTGGCGCTGAAGTTTGCAATGCCTCCGTTTGACCTTAACTGAACTTTTTGACCGCTTGTGTCTCGAAGAAGACCAAAATAATCCGTTGAGTTGTTTGGAGCGCCTGTGCTGTATTCAAACATTGCAACCGAGTTGCCAGCGTTGTTAACCTGTTGAAACCATCCCGCCCAAGCCCTTGTGCCAGAAGAAGAACTAAATCTTGCACCCACTTCACTCGTAGTCCCCACCAGCAAGTTACCACTCGCATCCAGCGTCATTGCCTGAGTAAACGAGATAGCGTTACCTGCTGTGCCGGAGGGGGCGGTGTGCCATTGGTGCTGACCTGCATTTTGCTTGTATCTTGTTGATGCGATACCCGATGCGATATAACGAAAATCTCCAGTGCTATAAACAGCGTTCAGCATTAGTTGCGTTTCGCCGTTTGCCCCAAATAACAGTGCTCGCCCAATTTGCAGTACAGGGCCACCAGCTACCCCAACATCCCAAGCACTCGGAGTAACCCCCAAGCCGAGGTTGCCGGAGGAGTCGAGGCGCATTTTCTCCCCTCCATCAACACTAAAAGTTATATTGTTCCCACTATAGGCATTAAAATTAAACCGATTAGAAGATGGAATAGTATGTATTGAACCAGTAAATGTAGTGGCATCATTTTCTGAAAAATATATATACGCTCTATTGTCAGACGAGCGCCCTACAACATTTATGCCTAAAGCTGCACTGGTCGTCTGCACTGAAAGAGGCTGGTCAGGCGAACTCGTCCCAATCCCCAACCCCGTTGAGGTCAGGCGCATTTGTTCGGATGGAGCGCCTGCAGAGGCTGAAACACTAAAAACAATAGGCGCTACTGCAAGTGTTCGAATATTGAACGTTGATGCACTCCCGTCAAACAGAAAATCTGCACCACTATTTACAGCATTGTTTCGCTGGAACAATTGCTGGACGTACTGTTCACCGCCATTATCAATTACAAACTGACCTGCGTTACCACCTTTAACAGTCAGCCTCGTCCCATCAAACGTCATCGCAGACCCGGAGGTGAGAACTTTAGAGCCGTTGAGGTAGGCAACTCCGTTGGCTGTGCCGCCTGATAGGATGGTTGCACCTGATGCCGACAGCGTGGTAAATGCACCTGTGGATGGTGTGGAAGCGCCGACAGTGCCGTTGATATTTATTGAGGCTGTACCGGTCAGGTTTGTGACTACACCGCTGCTAGGGGTTCCCAATGCTGGGGTTACTAAGGTCGGCGATGTGGCAAATACGCTTGCGCCTGACC